CCGCTACCTGCTAAAGCAGATGGAGCAGTTGATGCGCTCCCGCTCCCTGCTCCAGCTTGGGGAGGATATAGTTGCCCTGGCCAGTCAGGATAAGGTGGACGATGCCGAGCTTTCCCTTTCCCAATTTAAGCCTGTGCGGCGAGAGGGGATAAGCTGGAGCAACCCATTTGATTTATCCGACAACCAGATGGAGGATGTTTTTAAAGAAGGCGATGCCCTTTTCCGCTTCCCCGGTCCACTTGGCGAGTTGATTGGTCCTATCGAGCGAGATAGCTTTATTGGTCTACAGGCCCCGGAGAAAAGAGGCAAGACGTGGTTCTTATGGGAATTCGCTTTGCGGGGAGTTTTAAACCGGTGTAACGTAGCTTTCTTTTCCGTAGGCGATATGAGTGATGTTCAGAACTGGCGCCGGGTCTTTGGTTGGGTGCTCCGCTCCTCTAAGCGGTGGGGTGGAAAAGAGACTCTGGTGCCCGTGATGGATTGCAAGAAAGCACAAAAGGGAGAGTGCGATGATTGTGATCAAGAGCCGGTGATGACCTCCGATGGAAAACTCCTCCCGTTCGATCAAGCCCCTTACCACCAGCCCTGCATAAAATGTCTAAAGGACGATCCATATAATTTTATAGGCTCCCGGTGGTATAAGAGGGAGCTGATCCCTGATTATTCTCCTGGGAAAGCTCGCCAGCTTCTTGCCAACTTATCTAAGCGGTGCGCGGGGAAGACCATCCGCCTCCAGTGTTATCCCTCTTACCAGGCAAATGTCCGGAAGATCCGCACCATGCTTGACATCTGGGAAAAGCGAGATGGGTGGATAGCGGATATGGTGGTGATTGATTATGCCGATATTTTAGCCCCGGAGGATGAGCGGGAAGCGGAGACCAGGCATCGGATCAATACTACCTGGGGTACTTTAAGGGGCTTGTCCACCGAGCGGGGGATTGCCGTTATAACAGCTACACAGGCCGCCAAAACCAGCTATACTAAGACCCAGCAGGACACGACGGACGTCTCGGAAGACAAGAGGAAGCTTGGCCATGTGACTGCCATGATCGGCCTAAACCAGACCCCGGAAGAAAAGAAAAGCAAGTTGATGAGGGTCAGCAATTTGATAGTACGTGAGGATGATTTCGATAGCCGCCGGAATGTCGTTTGCCTTCAATGTCTGGAGATGTCCCGGCCTCTGCTCGGGAGCTTCTGGTTAAAATAAATATATTTTGGAGGGGAAATGGTTTCTTTATTTGATAATAGTTCAAAAATTATTTTTAAAAGGGGTATTGGGAAGGTAAATTCTTCTATAATAAGTTCTGTAAAAGAGGTTTTTAATAACCTTTCTAATCTTACACTTTTAGATAAGGTTGCCACAATAAATGAGATACGAAAGATTTTAAGTGGCTATAGCCCATTTAAAGAAGAGCCTATTGATTGTGTCCAATGGGTTGATGGTTCTTTTGTTGTGGCGAATGATTATAATCCGAATACAGTAGCTCCTCCAGAAATGGCATTACTTGAGCATTCTATTTTATCTGATGGATATACTCAGCCAATTGTAAGCTTTTTGCGGGATGATGGTTCCTATGAAGTTGTGGATGGTTTTCATAGGAACAGGGTTGGAAAGGAGTCAGCAATAGTTAAGGGACGTTTGAATGGTTTTTTACCTTTATCAGTAATTAATCAAGGAAGGAGCTCTCGTTCGGATAGAATAGCAGCAACAATTCGACATAATAGGGCACGGGGTAAGCACCAAGTAGAAAGGATGTCGGATATTGTTATTGAGTTAAAGAGAAGAAATTGGTCTGATGATAGAATTGCGAAAGAATTAGGGATGGATGCTGATGAGGTTCTCCGTTTATGTCAAATATCAGGTTTAACTGAGCTTTTTTCTAATAAAGAGTTTTCTAAATCCTGGTCTATCGATTGTGTTTCTGAAGAAGAACTTTCTTTTGAATTAGAAGAAAGTAATATTGAAAAAGATAAAGAGTTAAAAGAGGGCAGAATTGTCCATACATATGAGAAGTGGGAGTGTTATAAAGCGGGTTTTTATTTTGAGCACCCACCAAAAGGAATGTCTGATGATGAGTGTACTACTAAGTATAAAGAGCTTTTGACAGATATTCCTTTATTTAAGAGTGTTTTAGCGCAAGTAATTACTAAATGGAAAAATTCTTGTGAGCATTATTTAACGAATATAGATATGAATAGAATTGCTTGGTTGGGCCAGGCTTCCTTATGTTTTCTTTATGGCATCCCTTCTAAATATCGGTCTGGCTTTAATTTGCTTACTGATGAAGAAAAGGAAAAAGCAAATCGGGCTGCTTGTGTTTATTTGAATAAGTGGCTTAAGTTGAATGGCTATTTGCTAGTTGTTTTTGAAGACCTTGTTAATAATCAACCGAAAGCGGATTTGTATTAAAATGAAAAAATACTTAGATATTGATGTATTAAGTGCTGCAAGAAAGAGAATTTCTTTTATTCTGGATAATTTTGAGTCTATTTATTTATCTTTCAGTGGTGGGAAAGATAGTACTATCATGTTTCATTTGATTATGGAACAGGTGGAGAAAAGAAAAGGGCGTAAAGTAGGTGTTTTATTTATTGATTTAGAAGCGCAGTATAAAGCTACAATTGATCATGTAGATAATATGTTTCGTATTTATAGGGATTTTATTGAGCTTTATTGGGTTTGTTTACCGATAAAGTTACGGAATGCAGTAAGTAATTACCAGCCTGTTTGGACTGCTTGGGATAGAAAAAGTAGTGATATTTGGGTTAGGGAAAAGCCGGAAAAGGATTTATTTAGGAATGTTATTTCTAATGAAAAGGACTTTCCTTTTTTCTTTGATAATATGGAATTTGAAGAATTTATTATTTTATTCGGTGATTATTTTAAAGATATACATGGTGGAAAAGATACTGCTTGTTTGGTTGGTATTCGTTGTGATGAAAGTTTGAATCGTTTTAGAACAATAGCATCGAAAGATAAAGAGACATTTAGTGGGCAGGCATTTACTACTAAAGTAATTGATGGCTTATATAATTGCTACCCAATTTACGATTGGAAAACAGAAGATATATGGAAGTATCATTCTATATATCCGGAAAAGTCTTATAATAATATTTATGAACTTATGCATAAAGCAGGAGTGCCTTTATCTCAGCAAAGGTTATGCCAACCGTATGGAGATGATCAAAAAAGGGGATTGTGGTTATTTCATTTATTAGAGCCTGCTTCTTGGTATAAAGTTGTAGCACGGGTAAATGGTGCAAATAGTGGTGCTTTATATATCCAGGAAAATGGAAACATAACTGGATATAATAAAATATATAAGCCGGAAGGGCACACTTGGAAAAGCTTTTGTTTTTTACTTTTACGGACAATGCCAAAGGTTACTCGCGAGCATTATATAGGTAGATTTCGGGATTTTATTGCTGGTTGGAAGAGAAGGGGTTATTCTAATATTCCTGATGAGGCTCCATTAGAGTTAGAAAATAAACATTGGGCACCGAGTTGGAGAAGAATGTGTAAAGTACTTCTGCGGAATGATTGGTGGTGTAAGGGGCTGGGCTATTCACAACCGAAAAGTGAAGCATATAGCCGCTTTATTGAAATGAAAAAAGCGAAAAAGAAAAATGAGACTTTGGCACTATAAACTCATCCCGTTCCTACCCAGGCAGCAGCTTTTGGGGCAGCACCGGGAATGCTGTGCTTTACGCGGGCTTGGTTGGGCGAAAAGGCACTCGGTGGTAGATTATGCTTTTTGTTATCCTCCGGAATACCTTGTCTCTTATCATTTTCAAGTGCTTAGTGAGTTTGTAAAGAGGGGCTACCAATTCGAGCACCTTTGGTTAAAGGCTCTTTATAGGGGGAAGAATAGCCCTCCATTTGCTGGGCAGTCCTCTTGGTTTCACCCGATAATTTTCATGCCCTTCCCTGAGCATGATGATAATTATTTGCTTGCTTGTTTGGAAAACCTAAGAAGCAAAGGAGTAGTTATCAATGAAGAAGCCCTTCACTTTCAAGCGAACAAAAAAGAAACGAGGGCCGAGTAAGTACACCAAACAGCAGATTGATGGTGCCTTGGCCGAGCTAAAGGAAGGGAAGATTCATATAGTAGATTGTGCACAGAAATATAAAATGACTTATGGCGCGCTGATCTACTATATCAGCACCAGGAAAATTAAACTTAAACCCGATCAGAAGAGGGGAACAAAAGAAGCGGACAGGGACCGGGATAACTACTGCTCTTGCTGTGGCCTCCGCCCAAAGGCGCCTGGTAATAGGTTTCTTTGCTTGACTTGTTATCAAACAGAAGAATAACTGTATAATAGATAAACGGAGATTTTATTATGAAAACAACAGTGACAAAGCGATTTGAGTTCTGTTACGGCCATTTCCTCCCTGGGTACAACGGGAAGTGCAAGAATGTTCATGGGCACAACGCGGTGTTGGAGGTGACGGTATCCCGTGAAGAAGAGCTCCGCGATGGTGATTATGATGGGATGGTGATGGACTTCTCCCAGCTTAAAAGGATTATGGAGCCCATTATCGAGCAATTCGATCACCAGATGCTTAACGGCGAAGAGTGGGAAAGCAGGATTGGCAACCCTACTTGTGAGAACATTGCATTTTATCTCTTTCAAAGGATTAATGACAGGTTGCCGGATTATTATTTTGTGGAAAAGATCAGACTTACGGAAACCCCAGATAGCTGGGCGGAGGTGATAAGATGAAACTAATCGAAGAATTTATCGGCATTTCTGGCGAAGTTTGTAATGGAAGACAGGGCCGCCCTACTTATTTCGTCCGGTTGGCAGGGTGTAACCTCCGCTGTAAGTGGTGCGATACCAAACATGCCCAGGAGGGATTTAAATACAAAGATAGCCCTGCCAACGTAGCTAAGAGGATTAAAGAATCTGGCATTAACCACGTACTCATTACTGGCGGTGAGCCGCTGCTCCAAATGCGGTCGGTGAATGCTCTTTTGGATAAGTGTTTTGGCCTTGACTCGACCATCGAGACCAATGGGTCTATGGATTGGAGGGCCGTTGATTCTTGTTACCGTTCATCTGGGCATAAGGCGGTCTTGGTGATCGATTTTAAACTCCCCTCCTCTGGCATGACAAGCAAGATGCGGCCGTTATTTGATTTCTTCCTTTCCCACCAGTATTTTTACCATAAGGGCATTATCAAGTTCGTCATCTCCACGCAAAAAGACCTTGCCTGCTTCTACAACATCATGGAAAAGGGTGATTTGAAGAATCCATCAGCAATGAAAAACTTCCCTGGTGTCATAGCTGTCTCCCCCATCTTCGGTAAAAAGAAGCAGGAAGTATCCCATCAGGAACTTGTAGAAGCGGTGTGCAAGTACAAGAACACCGTCCTTTCCGTACAAATCCATAAAATCTTGGGAGTAAGATAAAATGAATGGTGACTGGATCAGAACCTATACGGGGAAGAAGTTCTATTTTGCCAA